TTGAACCGAGTTACCAACACGTTTGATTCGAAAGATGGCAAGAAATATACTCATGAAGTGTTTATATTAAAACTATTAGAAGGTGCAACCTTCGATAAATTATATATAGATGAATATACATTATTACCAAAAGGTTATTTTTATCTCCTAGCATTAATAGGAGGTTTCAATAGCGTAACAATAATGGGTGACCCTTATCAAATTATGTTAAAGAATTTCTCTAAGTCCTTTACATCAGATGATTTGATGAGTTACAAAATACCATGGAAAAACAATAAAACTCTTAGATTCGGTCAAACAACTTGTAAATTATTAAATCAAGTTTGCAAAGGTCACTTTCCTTGTGATATTATTTCAGACAAGGAAGATAAAGTTACTTTTGACACCGTTAAGGATCTAAGTGGTATACAACATTATTGTAAGAAAAATAAATATCATTTCATAAGTCTAGAACAAAAGACTAAGCATGAATTCAAACAGGAATACCATTTGGCTTCAACGATACATGAATCACAAGGCAGCACATATGATAAGGTAGTGTTATACATTAATGGTGATATCATTAAAAATAATTTGATTGAAGATTATGAATATACATATGTGGCTATGTCACGACATCGAGAAGAGCTCAAAATCATAACGACTGATGATGACGAAGTAGGCAAGCGTTATTTGAATTATATGGGTGGTCTTATAGATGTTCAATTACAACTAGCTAATGTACACACTTTCACAGATATACATATGAAACCCACCAAAGACCAAATGGATACTGTTTTGGATTTAGCTGAGGACAACTTTAGTGTTGATATAGCACAAGTTGAGGATATATTAATTAGAAATGGTTTGAGTGCTGATAATGAAATGATAATTGAAGCGCGCGATGCAGCTCTACCAAATATACCAAAATTTAATTTTGCAGGTCAAACTAATAAAGCAAAGATTCGTATCAGCAATGGGTATATAATTCAACCACGATTACAGAAATTTGGTCATCGATTGGCTCAAAGGTCATACGTACGTTATTACAACATTAAAGATAAATTGAAAACTCTGCAAACTGGGATAACAAGATATGCACAGTTAGCAGATCATCGTAAGAGCAAAGCTTTCAAGTTGTTGTTAGGACCAATACGTGTGTTACAAAATGGATTCATTAAATTCACTAAATTCAAAACTATTGAAGAATATTATACAGCAATGTCTCCGAGCGTCGAGGAAATAAATTTCCACGCTAATGAATATATAAAATCATTGAATGAAAAATCGTTTGATGCTAAAACATGGAATAGTATAAAACATCTTGCCGAAGATTTCAAGTTGGCAATAGAATGTTTTATGAAAGATCAACCGAAATTTCAATCTACACCAATTAAGGGAGCCAAACTTTATGAACATCGTGAAAAAACAGGTAACTGTTATAAAGTGGATGATTTAATCAAGTATTTAAATAACTATAAAAGAGGTGAAGGT